GTGTCCGCTTGGCGAAACTTGGCAACTTTTGGACTTCCCCCCCCCCCGGAGGGTGTCCAGCTAGGCGGGCCAGCCGTCGAAGCCGGTCGCGCGTTTGAGTTTGTGTCCAAATTGCTCGGCGGTCCGGACCCGGTGACAGTCAGCGCAAAGGCTCCGGACGTTGTCGTCGCGGTCGGAGCCGCCAAGGGCTAGCGGGATGATATGATCGACGACGGTTGCGGCGCGGACCAAGCCCGCCGACTTACAGTCTCGGCATAGTGGTTCGTTGTGTAAGCGACGAAGGCGGTTGGCAACGCCGAGCCTTCCCCGGACTCGTTCGTTCATGGCTGGAGCCTTTGAGCCAATGCGGCGGCATTCGGAGCGGGCCACTGTGGACTCCTCTCCATCGCGGGAAGGGCGGTTGGTCTCCCGGACCGAACCCCGACTCTCTCCCCTATGGACGCCCGCTCGGCGTCGAACTTGGCGGCGTTTGTAAGGTAACGGCGACGATAAGGAAACTCGGGACCAAGACGCGCCGTCCGTCGATATCGACCAACCAGCGGTCGCGGCCCTTGCGGCTAAGGACGACGCCGACCAGCCCGCGCAATGGCCCGACGACGACGCGGACCTTTTCCCCCGGCCTAAACAGTTCGGCGACCTTGCGCGGGTCTAGGGCTTGCATGGCGACCAGTTGGTCGACCGGGACTTGCGGGCGGTCGCCATTGAAAAGGAAGGGCCAAGAGCGCGGGACGGACCCGGCTAGGCCAAGGTCGACGGCGGCGTCGGCGTGATCGAACGGGACAAAGACGAACGACGGCAAGAGCGCGACGGTCCTTAGCTCCGTCTTGCGCTTGCGCGGGATGCGGAAGCGGACGGCGGCGCTTGGCGACCAGCCGCCGAAGCCCTTGGCGGCAAGCCCTAGGGCTAGGTCTAGGGTCCGGGCCGACTGGCAACGGAGCGCCGCCCAACGGTCGGCTTGTTCGGGGAGCGGGAGAGTCGGGCCAAGCATCGCTTAAGCATGGGGTGATTTGCCGGAGTTGAGTAGCCGCCAGCATTACCTTAACTTTCGGCTAGGGCGCGTTTCCTTTCGTCGCCCTTCCCGGAAGACTCCCCCGCGTCGCCTAGCCTCGGCGCGGGGGTTTGCTTTTGTTAGAGTTGAAATATCCCCCGCTCCGGGCCAATGGCCGGGAGTCCACTTTGGGACAGGGGAAGGGACTCACATGAAGAGACTGGTTATCGGCGCGGCGATGCTCGCGCTTGCGGCTTGTGCCGTGAATAAGACGCTGGTTCCGGTCGGCGGGAGCCGAGCGGACGGGACGGTTAAGCTCGCGTATGAGTTTGGCCTATTTGAAAAGCCCCGGGTCGACGCGGCGTCGGCGTTGGTCGCGGCCCGCCAGCGTTGCCAAGCGTGGGGATATACGGAAGCCGAGCCGTTCGGCGGCGCGGTGACGCAATGCCAAGCGACCAACGGTTACGGCAATTGTCTCCGGACGCTGGTAACAATCGAATACCAATGCTCGGGCGCGAACAAACCGTCGTAAACGGCCCGCCAGCGTCCAAAGCAAAACCCCCGGAGCCTCGCGGTCCCGGGGGTTTCTTTTTGGCCCGCGTTGGGCGTCCTAGAGCTTCAAGCGACCGCGATAAACCGGGCGGCTGGAAACAGGCGGCGATAGTCCGCGACCAACGCCTTAAGCCCGGACTTGGTCGTCGCGCCTTCGGGGGTGAATTCCTCGCCGTTGGGACCGAAGGCGGCGACTTGATATCGCTCGGCGTAGCAGGGGAGCAAACCGACTTCGGCTTGGAGCGCGTCGCGGCTCCCGAAGTAAACTTCCGTCGCGTCCATCCTAGCGGCCCTCCGCTTCGGATTGGCGGCGGGCTTCCTCGGCGGCGGCAAGGATAAGGTTAAGCGGAGTGAGCTTGCCGAAGAGGAAAAAATAGGTCCGGAGGAAGGTCGTTCCGTGGTCGTTAGTGACATAGTGCGAATTGGCGGAAAGCCCCTTCATGGTGAAGCCATCTTCGAAAACGGTCGTTAGGTCGATTGCCTCCAGATAGCGGACGTTAAGGCGGTCCATCCGGGCCTTGATGCTTTCGACGATGCGGGCGGCTTGGACTTTGGCTTCGTCCTTCATGGGACCGACGACCGGCGCGGCCAAGATGGCGACGCGGAGCGCGACCAGCTCGTCGGCTTTGGCGATAAGATCGTCGAAGCGGTCGCCGAAGGCGGCGCGGATAAGGTCGCCATGCTTGGCCTTGAACTGATGCGGATAGGACGGGACGTCCCAATAAACGGCGCTAACGGCGTCGACCATTTGGTCGTTATCGTCGCGCGGCATTGCCAAGCAAGCGTCCGCCAGTTCGCGCTCAAGAACTTGGTAAGCCCGGGTTACGTCGGCGGCGGCTTGCTTGGCTCCAGCCTTCGAAGTGAAGCCCGCGTTAAGGGCGTTGATGGCGGCGGCGGTGTAAAGGTCGAAGCGGTTGGTCATTTAACTAGCCTTTGCGAATCGCGGTCCGAAGTGGTCCGCTCTAAGGCTCCGCCTTAGAGGGTCTTGGACCCGCTCGCAAGCATAAAGCGACACATACGAAAAAGGCCCCCGACGTTTCCGCCGAGAGCCTTCCCGTAGGTCCGTAGCCGGACGCCCGCTTTTATCCGGCCCGGGCCAAGCGCCGCAAGCCGTCCAAGCATCGCCCGCATTTGCACGGCTCGGCGTCGCGGATATGCCGGACCGCGTCGGCGACGCTAGGACAGCCCCGGCTATGGAGCGCCATTCGCGCCTCCGGGTCGTCGCCTTCGTTTTGGGCGGCGTCTTGAAACGCGAAGCCCGGGACTAGGGTAACGATGCGGACGCCGTCGTCGGTCCCGGCGTCGTCGTAACATTCGACCCGGGGGTTACGGTCCAAGGTGACGCTTGGCCCCGCGTGTCCGTCGCCGCCGTCGTATTTGCTCGTCGTCTTGATCGTCATGGTTCTAGCCTTTCGTTTGGTCGGATTTGTTAAGCGTCCATCTCGGCGCGGACGGCGGCTTCCCAAGCCGCAAAGTCGGGACGGGCGTCGCCGTCGTTCCAGTAAACGGAGACGCGATTAACGAACCAGCCGTCCTTGCCGCGCGGCCCCATGCGGAAGCGGCTTTCGCGGACCTTGAATCCGGCTTGGCGAGCCTTGCCAGCGACGCGGGCGGCGACGCGCGGGTCGCGATAAGTCGCATAATCGGACGACTGGACGCGGTGCGCGTGAGCCATGCAACGGTTAGGATTTGCCATCTTAGCGGCCCTTCATCTTGGCGGTTTTCTCGGCGGCGACGGCGGCTTCGAAGGCGGCGCGTTCGGCCAGCTTGGCGCGGACCGTCTCGGCGAAGTCGCGACCCTCTTGGGTCCAGCGGTCGACCGACCAAGAGCGGAAGCGCGGGATATAGACGCTTTCGCTTTCGTAAGCCGTGCCGTCGTCGAAAACGAAATAGTGATAACCCTCTCCCCGGACCAGTTCGACGGGATGGCCTTCGGCTTGGAGGCGGCGGGTTACGGTTGCGGTCGTCATTGGGTCTAGCCTTTCGAATCGGCGGTCGGAAGTCGACCGCTAAGGCTTCGCCTTAGAGGGTCTCAGACCCGGCGACAAGCCCTAATCGAACAAGCCCGAAAGGGAACCCCCGGTCGCTAGCGTGGAAACTAGCGCCGGGGGCGGGAACGGAGCCTTGGCCTTGCTTCGACCTTGCTCGGGTGCGGAGGGGAGTCGGCGTCCGTTCCCTTTCGCGACTGTGGAGGGGAGTCATTTTGCCGAATCGTCCCGGTCGCGAACTTGTCTCCTATTTTTTGCGGTTGGTCCGGCGCTTGGTCCCGAGACCGATAGCCAAGGCCAGTTCGCGGCGTTGCTCGGCATAGTTCGGCGCGACCATTGGATAATCGGCGGGAAGTTTCCAGCGGCGGCGATAGTCGTCGGGCGTTTGTCCGTAATTCGCCATTAGGTGCCGCTTAAGCATTTTGAGTTTTTTTCCGTCCTCCAGACAAATCAAATAATCCGGCTTAATCGACTGGCGGACCGGGACGGCGGGCGTCGGCGCGACTTCGGGCGGCGTTCCAACCGGGGAGAGCTTCGCCAGCGCCCCCCAAACGTTCGCGATAAGTTGCGGCAAGTCGGAGACGGCAACCGTATTGTTCGAAACGTGAGCCGCGACAATATCGGCGGTCGAAACGCGCAAAGCGTCGATATCATCGGCCAAAATCCGAGCCGCGTCGTCGTTATAGTTATCAGTCATAAAAACCCCCTAGCCTATGGGTTAACGTATTCCTTCGTTGGGTCGCCGTCCGGACAACGCCGCCCCGTTCCCGGGTGACGATGCCAGCCTATCGGCTCGCCTTCGAACCCCCGGTTACGCCAGTCGACCAAAGCCGCCAGCGCGACGGACAAGTCCCGATAGCAAAAACGGTCGCGATAACCAAAATCGTCGCCAATATCGCCGACCAGTATTCCGAACGTGAAAGCAAAGCGGCTTATCGCCGCCCATTTGTCGCCGCCGATAGGGACCGGCGCTAGGTAATTGTTCGCGGTCGCCATCATCGCGAGCCAAACCAGCCCTTCGGGACTGGTCCCGCCGAACGGCTCTTCGATTGGCGCGGCTTGCGGCATGGCCTAGCTTCCTTCCCGGGTTTGCACGGCGAACCGTGCCAGCGATTCCAGATCGACGACCAAGTCGCTTTCGACCAGTTCGACGATTTGCGGAAAAAGCGCGGCGATATCGGCGTCGATCAAGGCAAGGTCGCGGGCGTTGGAAAGCTGGCGGGTCGCCGTGTCGCAATGGGCGGCGAACAAGCGTCCCGAAAACCGGCAAAACAAGAGCCGTTGCCGGTCGTCGGTAAAGATCGACGCGGCGGCGACGGTTGCCGCCATCGCGTCGCGTTGCGCGGTCGTAACCGCGACGACGAACCGGTCCAGTTCGTCGAACGTCCGGAATAGGCGAACGGTCGCCTTCAATCCCGAAGCCCCCAACGGTCGCGGACAAGCTGGACGGTCGCCAGCCGGTTAAGCTGGCGGGTCGTCGCCCGGTAACGGCTTTCGCAAAAGATAAGCCCGCCAGTCGAAACGGCGGCGCAAGCGGCGTTAAGCCAAGCCCAAGGGACCAGCGACGCCGACGCAACGACGACGTTAAAAACGGCGGCGAAAAAGTGAATCGCGGAAAGGCGCGTCCAGCCGGGACGAAACTTCTTCCGCCAGTCGCCGAGCGAAGGGACGTCGCGAACGTAAAGCCCGACAAGGTCGGGACGCGCCCGCTCCAGTTCGGAGACCGCTAACCGGAAGTCGATATCCGTTCCCAACGCCTTTTCCCCAGTGCGGACTAGCCCCGCTTGCCTTCGTCGTAACTCAAAAGTGGACTCCGTGCAAAGTCCGCCGCTTCGATCAATGCGGGGGATTTAACCGTCCGGATAACGACGGACTTATGCAATCCGGGTTAACCCTAGGGCGATGCGCCCTAGGCGACTTGCGGATAAATCAGCGCCGCGACGACGAACGCCGCGCCGAGCGGGAATAGCTGCACCTTGGGCGAAGTCGCGCCGAACGCCGCCAAGAGGAAGCAAGCCAAGGCGAGAACAAAGAGGATTAGGACGACCATAACGGTTTCCCTTCCGGTTCCGAGTCGAGCCTCCGGCTTAAAATCATCGGACCGCCCCGGCTATTCGCCGTTCAAAGCAAGCGGTCGCCTTCGGCAAGGTCGCGGTAATCGGCGGCGATGGCTTCGAAGAGCGCGATTTGCTGGTCCGCGAAGCGGCGGGACATTCGCCCGTCGCCGACCCAATTGGGATAAACGCGGCGGCGAAGCTCTAGCTCGCGTTCGACGCCCGCGAGCTTTTCGGCGTTGGTCGGCATGGCTTAACCCTTTCCAGCAAGGAACCGTTGGCAAGCCGCCTCCAAGGCTTCGGCCCGGGCGGCGATGGACAAGGCGTCGTCCTTCAAGGCGGCGGCGGTCGCCTCCAGTTGGGCGGCGTCGACCTTGGCCCGGGCGGCGGCTTCGTTCGTGTCCTCCGGCCCGAAAAGCGCGGTCCGGATGCTCGCGACCCAAGCCCGGGGAACGCCGAGCCGCTTGGCGACGGTCTCGTCGGTAAGATCGCCGCAATAGCGGCGGGCCGTGTCGTCGAAGTGTCCGTCCAGATAATCGCGAATGCTCCGGTTCGCCTCCAGCGTCGGCGACGGCGGCGGTTCGGCTCGCGGCGGCTGGACGACGACGGCGACGGTCTCGGCTTCGGTTTGCATGGCGGACTCCTCGGTTTGGTCGGGTTGCATGGCGGGCGGGTCGAACTGATCGACGAACCGCCAGCGGAACGGGCGGCGCTCGCGACCCGCGACCGGCTCTTCGATAAGGACGCCCGCCGCGATGGCGCGGACGACGGCGTCGTTAAACGTCCAGATATTGAAGTCGCCCCGGTGCGCGGCTTCGCGGCGTCCCGCCCAAATCCGGTTCGGATGCGCGGCGATAAAGGCCAGCATTCGCCGCTCTAGCGCGGTTGCGCCGACTTCCGACCGGCGTTCGCGCTTCCCCGGCTGGACCGGCAAGTCAGTTGCAATCTGATTATGTTGCATCGGCGCGGACTCCTTGGCGGCGGCGGTCGCGGCGCGGACCTTGGCGACTTCCTTGGCAAGAGCGCCGACCGGCTTGGCGGGCTTCGGCTTCCCCATTAGCCCGGACGCGGCGGCGGCTAGGTCGCGGTCGCGGATTGCCATAAACGCCGCCCGCTTTTGATGCGGCGGCATGGAGGACCGGCCCCCGGGCTTGTGATCGGGACAAAGGGCGTAACCGCGCTTGTCGCAAAGCCAGCCCTTTTGCTCGGCGAACTTGGCGACGCAATCGGGCGGGAGCCGGGACGCCTTCCCGGGTGAAAGCCGGAGCGTCGCCGCGCAACCGTCCTTCGCGAGACAATGAACGACATGGAACGGGCGGCGCTTATGGTCGTCGCCGCATTGCAAGAGCGTAACCGGATAGATCGCCGTCGACGTCGCGTTCGGTGTTTCCAGCATTGCCTAGCCTCCAAGTTCGACCCGCCAAACGTGCGACGCCCAAGCGGTCTCCAGATTAGCGACGACGCCGTCGCGCTTGGCCCGCTGGCGGAAGCGTTCGACTTGCGTCGCCAGTTCGGCGGGCGACCAGCGTTCGACGAACTGGCGGGCGCGGTTGGTTTTGGGGAGCGTCGGCGGTTGCCAATCGGACGCGAGCGCGACTTTCCTTAAAACTGATTTTTCGGAATCCGCTTTAGTTACTGGTTCCTTACTAGGTTCCGTGTCGCCGCTCCGCGACCCTTTCTGTGACAAATTGCGACCGGTAGCGGGGGCGCAACCCTTTCCGAGCGGCGACCCTTTGGCCCCGTTAAAAAGGGTCGCCTTGTGTGCGACGCTTCCCGCCCCGTTCAAAGTGTCGCCGATAGAGCGACTCTTTCCAGCCCGGGAGCCGAGCCGCTTGCCGCGCTGGTCGACCAGCGGAAGCGAGTCCTCGGCATGGCGGAGTTTCCAGACTTTGACTTGCGACGTCCGCCCGCGCCGTCCGCCCGAATCTTCGATTAGCTGGAGCCGCTGGAGCCGGACCAGTTCGCGCATGATCGACGTTCGATGAAAGCCGCAAAACTCGGCAAGCCATTCGACGGACGGCCAAGCCAAGCCGTCCTTATTGGCCCGGTCGGCAAGCGCGACCAGCAAGAGCCGCGACCGCGTCTCAATCCGCTGGCGAATCGCCCAAGTCATTGCGTCGAAACTCATTGTTTACTCTTCCGGGAAATAGCCTTCGACCCAACCCAAAACCCGGTCGACGTCCGCGCCGCTGGCAAGCATCCCGGCGACCTTGCCTTCGATGCGGTTCGCGACCGCGACCGCCCGCTTACGTTGCTTGGGCGTCAGCCCATCGACCGGGATATGGAGCCGGAGGAAGTCTTTTGAATCCGTCATTTGCTAGCCCTTTCGATTATGCCGCCGCCGCGCTTCCCCGGTCGACGACAAGGTCGACGAACAAGCCGGAGCGGTCGCGAAGGCGGCGCTCGGCAATGTCCAGATAAGCGGGCTTAAGTTCAATCCCGACGAACGGGCGTTGGCAAATATGGGCGGCGATGGCGGTCGACCCGGAACCGACGAACGGGTCGACGACCAGCCCGCCCGGGGGCGTAACCAGCCGGATAAGCCATGCAAGCAAGGCGACCGGCTTAACGGTCGGATGATCGTTCCCGACGCCGCGTTCGTCGGCGCTCGTCTTGGCGCAATAGAAGTAACGGGCGCAATCGGTCGGGAAGCCTTGGACGGCGTTGGCGCTCCCGTCATGGGCGACGTTCGCGGGCCAGCGACCGGCCCCGGCTTCGTCGTCCGGCTGGACCCGGCAAGCGTCGATATTGAGCGCCCCGGTTCCCCAACGAAGGACGTTCGCCGGGACCGACTTTTCGGACAATGGCTTCCGGGCCAAGGCAATCGGTTCGATGGCGGGCTTAAGCGCCGTTCCCCAACCGTCCCAAAGCTCGGCGTCGGCTTCATCCATTGTCCGCCCGGTCCGGTGATTTTTCGGGAAGCCGGAGCCGTAAAGCCAAGCGATAAGGTCGCGGAGTTCGAAGCCCGCGTCCTCTATCGCGACCGCGAGCCGGTGATAATTGCGAGCCGCGCCGAACGCGACCAAATGGCCCCCGGGCTTCAAGACGCGCAAGACTTCCGCCCAAGTCTCCGGGTCGAACGCGACGTCGCCGCCGTCCCATTGCTCGCCGTAAAAGCCCTTGCTGGTCCGGTGATACGGTCCCCAAATCCCGGCCTTTTCGTCGGCGTTGTTAATCGGCGCGGCGGTCGGCGACCCGAACCGCTTAACGATGCTGGCGAGATGATAGGGCGGGTCGGTTACGACCGCGTCGACGCTGGCGTCCGCAAGCTCGGCCAAGCGGACGCGCATATCCCCAAGCAAGAGCCGCGCCCCGGCCATTAGCGGCGACCGCGCTTCCCGAGACGGTCGACGGCTTCGGAGATAAGCAACGCCCATGCTTCGCCGAGCGGCAAGCCTTCGCGCTTGGCGAACCGGGCGACGGCGGCGGATTGCTTCGGCCAATCGGCCCGCATGGTCCGGATTAAGGCGGACGGCGTCGCGACCTTGCGGTCCGCCTCCAGCCGCCGCGACGCTTCGTCCATCCCAAGCCGCTCGGCAATCTCCCGGACGCGGTCGTCGATCATAAAAAATTGAGCGGTCGGACCGACCAGCCCGCGAATAGACGCGGGCGCTTGGCGATAGGATTCGCGGCGATAGCCGGTCGCCAAGGCTTCCGCCCGGACGGCTTCGGAGACTGATATCGAACGTTGCGGATTGCTTGCCATTGCCTAGCCCTTTCCCAATTGGGGGACGCGGCTTCCGTCCGCGCCCCCCTCCGTCGCTAGGTTGCGAGCGACGGATTCCTTCGCGACCAAGTCCAAGCGGGCGGCGCTAATCAGCCGCTCCAGCCGGTCCCGGTCGAAGCCCGTTTCGTTGCGGAGATAGGCGCGGTCGACGTCGCCGAACGTCCGGGCGGCGCGGCGAAGCTCGGCGCGGACGACCGCAAGGGCGATGCGGTCCGGCATGGTCGACCAGCGAATCACGCCATCGGCCCTTCGACTTCGATAACCAGCCGACCGGCCTTCGACTTGTCGGACCAGTCGACCGGCTGGATTGCGAAGCAATCGTCGTCGACCCGGAGCGCGGCGGCGATGCCGTCCAAAAAGCTCTTCGCGCTGGCGATAAGGTTATCGTCGTCGCCGCGCGACCAGTTGATCGGCGGGAAAGCGTGAATCGTTACCTTCAAGGGCCGGTCCGCGACGAACTTGAACCCGACCGGTTTGGCGGCGGCGGTTGCCAAATATCCTTCGGCCTTCGCCTTCCGGATGGAGCTAGCCTTTTGCCAACGGTTCGGACGTCCGTTCGGACTTAAATTGCTTGAAGGCCAGCCGGTCTTAATTTGGAGGCTAGCCATTCGGTTCGCCTCCTATCCGTTGGGCCGGACGCGGTCCTTATCGCGACGACGGCGGTTGCTTTCCCGGGTGATTTTGCGGCGGCAAAGGCGGCAACGAACGCGGTCCTTGCCGATTTTTTGGGTGTTCGCTGGCGTTTTCGGATGGAGACAGATCGGCCAAACTTCGCCGTCCGGCGACGGGTCGGCGGCATGGCCCGGATTGGGGAAATAGGGTCCGCGCCCGTCCATTAGGCGGCGGTCCGATGCGCCCGCATGAAGGCGCGAACGCGGTCCAGAGTCGACAAGCGAATGTCGCGGCCTTCGCGAAGCTGGCGGACGAAATGCTTATCGCCAAGAGCTTCGACGCCGAACCGCGCTTCGCTCATATCGCGAGCGATACAGAAGGCTTCGATATCGACCAGCAGCGGGGACATTCTCTTAAAATGCGGGTGATTTATCCCCCGCGCAAGCCGCGCAAATCGTTTTTGTAGACTCCTAGAAACGTGATAAGCCCCCGCTTCGGAGGACTACGAATGATTAAGAATATCCGCGTTGCGCTAGAGCGCGAGATGGACCGAACCGGCCTTCGCGGGAAAAAGCTAAGTCGCGACGCTGGTCTAAACGAAAGCGCGGTCCGCGACCTTATGTCCAAAGTCGACGACCCGCGCGTCGGCACCTTACTAAAGTTAGCCGCCGCCCTAGGTGTCCCGGCGTCGTTTCTTTTCGATAACTTCATCCCGGTTACGGGACTGGTCGGACCGAACGGGATAGTCCGCTTCGTCGACGAAAAGAATCCGATGATGGTTCCGCGCCCGCCGACGCCATTGGGGGAGATTGTCGCTATCCGAGTCGTCGACGACGGGCTTCGTCCCGCCCATCGCGCCGGGGACGTCCTCTTTTTCAGCCGCCAAAGCGACGTTATCGAACTGGACTATATCGGAGACGAATGCGTCGCGCAGACGATGGACGGGTCGGTCTATCTCCGGACCCTAGCGCCCGGGACGAACGCCGGGACTCATACGTTGCGCCACTGGACCGGACTCGACTCCGAAAACGTCGTCCTAGCTTGGGCGGCTCCGGTCCTCTTTTCGATGCGGCGGGCGGCGCTTCCGGACGTTAGTTAAGATCGCGCCGCCGTCTTTTCGATTAACGCTGATTAAACAAGTCTCCCAAAGGGACGTCGAAAACTAGACTCCTTCGGTTGCGCCGGGGGATAAATCACCCCACGAATCGCGGTTTCCAAATCGACTCCAAAGGGGGCGACCGTGGCGACCGACGACCTAACCGACCCGATTCTTGCCTTGCTGATGGCGGAACTTAATTGTCCGTTTCCGCCCGGAACGCCGGACGCGACGGCTTGGCTTATCGGTTACGGCATGGGCCACAAGGCGGCGGCGGCGTTGGCATGGCCGGACCCGAAGGACCGCCCGCCGATAGCGACTTTCGAAGCGCCGCCGTCGCGCCGCGACCGGGCGAACTAATGGTCTCGCCGCCAGTCTTGAAGCTCCCGGCCTTGCCGGAGGCGTCGCCGGGTCGCTGGCAACTATGGCGGGCGTCGTCGCCGCCGCAACGGCTTTTCGTGATCGGCGCGACCGGGCGGTCGCTGGCGATGCTTTTCGAAACGGCTCGGCTCCCGGGTTGGGAAAACGGGCTTTTGATGGCGGAAGCTCCGGCCATGCGCGACGCGCTGGTCGCGCTGCTAACCGCGCCGACCTTTGTCGCCTTCGAAGCGGCGGTCGACGACGCCCGCGCCATCATTTGCCGCCTTGCGGACAACCGGAGCTAATGGCCCGCGCCCGGACCGGAGGCGTCCGCGCCAAGAGCGGACCGGCGTTCGACCCGGACGTCCCGGTTCGCGGCGTCTATCGGACCCGCTTCGTTAAGGACGGCCCGCCCGTCGCCTTGCTGATTTGGTTCGGCCCGCCGCTGGACCCGGAGACCGGCGAACCGATGGACCGCGCCTCCAAATGGTTCGCCCGGATTAACGGCGGCGAAGTCGTCGAAGCGTCGCGCTTTTGGCCCGGGTGCGCCCGCGACCCGATTAGCTTCGCCCAATATCGCCATATCGTCGACCGGTCCCGGACGCTGGACCCGGGCGACCCTTACTTCGACCCGTATCGCCCAATCGACCGGGCCGTCGCGCCGCCGCCGTTTTAAGGAAGGAGTCCGACCATGCCGTCCGACGCAATCCACGACGTTAAGCCTTGGCCCGCCGCCGACCGCCATCATAACGCGCCGCCGCTAGAGGACCGGATAACGTTCGACTTCGACGTCGCCATCGCGGCGAAGGAACTGGACGACCGCGTCCGCCAGATCGTCGCCAGCGCCGACGCCAGCCCGGACCCGCTGGAAAGCCCGGAGGACGCCGGGAAGGCGGCGGACTTGGTCGCAATGGCCCGCGACGCGGCCAAGGCTATCGAAGCCGAACGCGAGACCTTGAACCGTCCGCTTTTGACGGCGACCCGGGCGCTTAAGTCCAAGGCGGACGCGCTGGTCGCGCCGATGGACGCCGCCGTCGCGCTGGTCCGCGACCGGCTGGACGATTGGGTCGCGGCGAACGACGCCGCCGCGCTCGGCGACTATGGCGCGAAGGCGTCCGCCCGGGAAAGCTGGAGCTTCGACGTCGTCGATTATGGCAAGTTGCCTATCGCCATCCGTCGCCATCCCGACGTTTTGGCGGCGATGGACAAGGTCGTCCGGGCGCAAGTTCGCGGCGGCGCTCGCCGGATTGCTGGCGTCCGTATCTTTGCCGCGACGAAGGCGGCGGTCCGGTAATGGTCGCGCCGTTCGCAATCCCGGTCCATTTGACGCCGACCGAAGTCCTTAACGCGACCAACGTCGGCAAGGCGCGGCTCGCGACGAACCTAGAGCGCGGCGACTATGACAGTCGCGGACTCAGTCGTGAAAACGCCTTAACGGCCCATATTCTCGGCGCGGCGGGCGAACTGGCGGTCGCCAAGCTCGCGAACGTCTATTGGAATGGCGACGTCGGCGACTTCGCCGCGACCGACGCCGGACCGCATGACGTCCGGACTTCGGAATGGCTAACCGCTCGACTTTGCTTGCATCCGACCGACAAGCCCCGCCGCGTTTATATTTTGGTCGTCGGCAAGCCTCCGGGCCTTTGGGTCGTCGGTTGGCTTTACGGCTTCGACGCAATGGTCCCCCGCTATTGGGGAAACCCGACCGGGAACAATCGTCCGGAAGCCTTTTGGATTCCCCAAGCGGACCTTTTGCCTTGGCCCCCGCCTCCGAACCGTTTTTTCGAAGCCCGCCGCCGCCAACCGGAAAGGATGATAGCAGCATGACAACCGAGACCGCCCCCGCCGTCCGCCAGTCGGACGAAGCCGTCCGGCTCGCGAAACTCCGCCAGCAACTAGAGGACCGCGCCGAAGAATTCCGGATGGTCCTTCCGTCGCACATCTCGGCGGACAAGCTCCAAAGCGTTATCTTGTTCGCGGTCCATAAAAACCCGGACCTTTTGGCTTGCGACCGCCGTTCTTTCCTAACGTCTTGCATGAAAGCCGCGCAAGACGGCTTGCTTCCGGACGGGACCGAAGCCGCCATCATCCCGTTTAAGACGCGGGTTAAGGGTCCGGACGGCTGGAGCGACGTTCGCTTGGCGCAATATCTCCCGATGGTCGCGGGGATTCTTAAAAAGGTCCGGCAAAGTCCCGACATTCGGAAGCTCGAAGTCGACGTCGTCTATCGCCAAGAGATTGAGCGCGGGCTTTTCGTTTACGAAGCCGGTTCCGAGCCGACGCTTCGCCATAAGCCGATTAAGGGCGTCGACCCGGACGTCGTGACGACGGACGCCGATATCGCCGCCGTTTATTCGGTCGCGACGTTCGTCGACGGGACCAAGAGCTTCGAAGTTATGGGTCGCGGCGAACTGGACCGCGTCCGGGAAGCAAGCCAAACCGGAGCCAAGTTCGACCATAAAGGCGAGCCGCGCGAGCCTAAAGGACCGTGGCGCGACTGGTTCCCGGAGATGGCAAAAAAGAGCGTCCTTCGCCGCCATGCCAAGACGTTGCCGCAATTCGGCGACATTGCCCTAGTCGACGTCGAAGCGGAGGAAATAGCCCGCGCGGCGAAGAGCGCGGTCGCCTTGCTGGACTCGCGCCGGTCGGACCCGCCGACGCCGCTTGTCGACAAGGGCGAAGCCTTCGACCCGGAGACCGGCGAAGCCTTGCCGGAGCCGACGCCGACGCCGGAGCCGGAGCCGAGCTATCCGCCCGGGACGCCGCCCAAGCCGAAGAGCCGCCCGGTCCCGGAAGCCAAGCCGACCGCGCCCCCGGAGCATAAGGACGACGACCAGCCGGAGCCGGAGGCGACGCCCGCCGAGATTGACGCCGCGCCGAAGGACGACGTCGGCATTACCAAGACGGACGAAGAGCTTTTGGCGGACGGCTTTATCGCCCGCGCCCGGGCTTGCGACTTGCTGGTCGACTTTAAGACGCTGGAGAATATGGCCGGACTCGACCTTGCTTCGATGGACCCGAACTTAGCCGCGCTGGTCGACGTCGAATTCGCCAAGGCTCGCAAGCGGTTGACGCCGCCCAATCCGAAGGCGTCCTAGGATGGCGTCCGAAGCGCCCGCCGTCGTTAGCGCCGACTTGGAGCGGGTTAAGGCGCGGCTCCGGGACTCTATTCATTGGCGGGATATGCTGGCGGAGGAAGTCGCCAAGTTCGACGCCATCATCCGGGACGACGCCCGGGCGTTCGCCACTTTGAACGGCGACCTTATGCGTCCGACGCTCGACCAGCTTCGCCGGATGCTTTTCGACCAGCCAACGAACGGGAAGGGTTAGGCCATGCCGACCGACGTCGAACCAACTGGCGGCTTGCTTCGCGGCGCGGAAGCCATCCGGGTTTATCTGAACCGCCGCCTTATCGGCGGGAAGCCGGTTTCCCGGGTGACGGTTTACCGGATGATCGAAGCGGGGGTTATCCCGGTTAGCCGCCTAGGCCGGAAGGGCGCGGAGCTTTGGGCGCGGCAAGCCGACCTAGACGATTTGTTCGCGGGGGTTGCGGACGGGTCGGAGACCCGCTAGGGCTTCGCCCTAGAGCGGACGACAACCGACCGCGATTCGAAAGGCTAGAACAATGGCAACGATCAAAAAGCGCGAACAAGACGGCGCGGAATCCTATCAGGTCCGTTACCGGGACGCCGAAGGAAAGGAACGGTCCAAGCAATTCGCCAAAAAGCGGGACGCCGAAGCCTTCCGGATTAAGGTCGAAGCCGAAGTCGTCGCGGGCGTTCATACGCCGGAGTCGACCAGCCTAACGGTTGCGGAAGCGGCGAAGCTCTATCTCGACGGGCGCAAGCTCCGGGACTTGGAGCGGTCGACGACGAACGCTTATTCCAGCTATATCGACTGTCATATCGTCCCGCTTATGGGCGCGGAAAAGCTGGCGACTCTGACAATGCCAGCGGTTAACAAGTTCGCCGAAACGCTGATTAAGTCGGGCCGGTCGCGGACAATGGCGGCGCGGGTGCTAACGACGTTCCGGTCCATCCTTAAGGACGCAATGGCTCGCGGACTGGTCCGCCAAAATGTCGCAATCGGCGTAACGGTCCCGACCGGGAAGCGGCACAAGGCTAAGGTCGCCATCCCGACCAAGGCGGAGCTTCGCGCCATCATCGAAACGGCGGAAGCCAAGTTCCCCGACCTTTATCCGCTCGTCCTAACCGCCGTCTTTGCGGGTCTCCGGTCGTCGGAGCTTCGCGGCCTTCGCCGGTCCGACGTCGACCTTAGGGGCGGGACGATAACGGTCGACCAACGCGCCGACCAATGGGGAGTCTTGGACTCGCCGAAGTCGGACGCGGGACGCCGGACGGTCCCGGTCCCGCCGATGCTCGTCTCCGTCCTCCGGGCTTGGTTCCTTCGGTCGCCAGTGTCGGCGGAAGGCTTGGCCTTCCCGTCGAAGCTCGGTTGCGTCCAGCGCCCGGAGAACTTGCTTAAGCGCGGTTTCTATCCGCTCCAGATCGCGGCGGGCGTTTGCGACCCGACCGGCAAAAAGGACAAGCGCGGCGCTCCCATCATGCGGGCGCGGTTCGGGCTTCATGCGCTCCGCCATGCGGCGGCGTCGGCTTGGATTAACCAGCGGGTCGACCTTAAGCGGCTCCAGACTTGGCTAGGCCATTCGACTATCGAACTAACGATGGACCGTTACGGCCATCTTATCGCCGACGACGCGGCGGACGCGGCAATCGCCCGGGCTTCCGAAGCGGCGCTTTTCGGCTAAAGCCAAACGTGATGCGGACTCAAAGCGGACTCTAGGGCGATAAATGGCGGTTTTCCGCCGCCCTAGGTTCGTTTCCTAAACCAAAGGTCGCAAGTTCGAATCTTGCCGGAGCCGCCCTTAGAAACCCTCGGAAAACTCCGGTTTTTCGGGGGTTTTCTATGTCCGGACTCCCGAAAGCCGGTTCCCGTTTAGTGATCGTCGTTTGCCGCAGTTATCCGCCATTTTTTCATTTGTGATTTTTTGTCGTGCGGACTCTGTGCGGACTCTAGCGGACTCAAAAAAGCCTTGTGAAAGGGTCAGAGACCCGCTAGCCCTTCGGGCTTGAAGCGGACCAGTTCGGCCCGCGATTCGAAAGGCTAGTTTAATGAAGCTCACCCCGAACCAAGTCGAAGCCATGCTCTACCTTAACCAGTATGTCGGACGGACCGTCCTAGTCCTAACGTCCGGCTATACCGCGAACGTCGCCCCCCAAGCGGTCCGGGACTCGGTCGCGACCGTTTCGTCCGCCGCGCTTCGCGGGCTTGAAGCTAAGGGGTTGCTTAAGGTCGACGCCTTTTGGAAAGGCGCGAACGTAACCGTCCTTAAGGCTTATGACTTCGTCGAAGAGAGCCGCGCCGCCCGCGAAGCCGCCCCGGCTCCAGCCGCCAAGCCGAAGCCGGTCGTCGCCCGGATGGCGCGTTACGAAGCCGCCTATCGCGCCCTTCATGGCCGGACCGTCTCGGTAACTTGGGACGGCGAAAAGGTCCGCGTCTTGGAGCATGGCGGCGACCCGGCTTATTGCCTTCGCTTCGACGCCGACGAACTGGACCGGCTTTCCGAGCGGATGGAAAACAAGGTCGCGGAGGACGCCGCCCGCCGCGCCGCCGCTGGCGGCTTCGAAAACCTTGGCGACATCTTCGCCGAGATGGAGGACGCCGCCCTAGCGGAAGCCAAGGCGGAGACCGCCCGCGACGCCGCCCGGTTCGCCGCCCTTAGCCCCGCCGAGCAAGCCGCCGAAGTCGCCGCTATCGAAGCCAAGCGGGAAGCATGGGCGGACAAGTTCGACGTCGCCGACTTGGGCGACGACGAAGAGGACGAAGAGGACGCGGACGGCGACGACGAAGAGGAGTCGGAAGCATGAACCGGGAGACCGAACTAGAAGAGACGCTAGCCGCCGTTTGCGTCGCCGCGTCGACCATGCTCGCCGGTATGGGGAAAGGGCGCGAGCCTTCGCCCCGGCTGGCGGAAGCCTTCGACCGCGCGTCCGCCTTGCTTGGGCGGGACGCGACGGTCGACCCGAACGACCGCAACGCCGCCCGCATTGCGGAAACCGAACGCCTCCGGGCGGAAGTCGCCATCTTGAAAGGAACGACGAATGCTTAATCTCCCGACTGGCGCATGGGACGGCGAGACCGTCCGCGCCGCCCGCGAAGCCCTTGGACTGACTCAGCAAGAGCTAGCCGACAAGCTGGAGCTAGAAGGCAACTTCGGAAAGGACTCGGTCCGCAATTGGGAGCGCGAAAAGCGGCCCATCTCCGGCCCGTCCCGGGTCGCCATCCGTTGCTTGCTCTTGCTGGCGGGCGTCCGGCTGGCGAAGCCGAAGCCGACGCTGGTCCCGAAGCCAACGCCGACGCTTGCCGCCAAGCCGAAGCGGACCCTCTCCCCCCGCTATGCGAAGCCGGTCCAGCCGGAGGCGGGCGGCAAGTGAGCGCGAAGCTAAATTGGGTCGACTTGATAACGGCCCGCGACGCCTTGGGGATTGCCGCCCGGTTTTGCGACCATGCCGCCGCCCAATTTTGGGCGACGGAGGACGTCGCGGAGAAAGCGACCCGCGACAACGCGGAGCGGTTTTGGGAGCTTTTGGCGAAGCTGGAGGGGAAGCGTTAACCGGGGGTTTAAGCCGTCCCTTATTAACGAACGCCGGAGCCGGATTAGGTCGCAAGCCTAGTCCGGCTCTTTTGCGTCCGGGCTTGACAAAGGGGAGCAATCCCCCCCCATATTCGCGAGTTGTGGATAACTTCCGGGAGTCGAAGCATGAACGCGAATCCAGTCGTCCGAGCGGTCGAACGCGAACTTAAACACTATCCGGGAGTCCGGATGGAGCTAGACGAAAGCGGCGGGCGGCATTCCCGAATGCTCTTCGAAAAGAACGGGACTTCCCGCTTCCTAACGGTCCCGCGAACGCCGAGCGACTTCCGCGCTCCTAAAAACGCGGTTCGCGACTTCCGCAAGACAATGAAAGAGCTAGGCGCGGAGCCTTTGCCGGAGCGTAAGCGGTCCAAGCGCATAAGCGACCGCTTCCCGGCGTCGCTCACATTAAACGAAAAGTCGCTTATGGTTTCCTTCCCTCGCCGGTCGCCGCTCTTGGCGCGGTTCAAGACGAAGGACGACAAGGCGACCGGCGTTTGGACCGCCGAGCTAATCGCCAGCCCGGACCTAGCCGCGCCGCCGTTGCTATCGCTTAAGCGGTCGGAGCTTCCCGCCGATGGCTCCAGCCATTACGGCTTCGTTAAAGGCTTCTCTCCCGCGCCGGGGGCGGGCTGGAAACTCCAATATGGGCGCGGCGTCGTCGCGGCGCTTGGGACGCTTGGGACGTTTACGGCGGAAGGCTTGCGGCTCTATAAGGACAACGGCGACGAACTGGTTTTCCAGTTGCCAGCCGCGACCTTGCCGACCGGCTTCGTCGCCCGCCAGTCGGACCCGGAGCCGGAGCCGGAGGACGACCAGCCGGAGCCGGTCGAAGCGCGGGAGACCGCCGCGCCCGCCGCCCGTCCCGCCGCCGAGCCGGTCGACGCGCTTCGCGACAAGCCAATAACCCTCCAGTTCCCGAAGCAAGCCGTAAGCGTCGAAGCCGCCATCGGGATTCTTAACAAGGCGAAGGCGCGGCTCGGGTCGAACTTGCGGTTTACGATAGAGGAAGGCGGCTTCCTCTCCGCCGTCCATCGGATAGGCAAGTGAGCGCCCCCGCCAAGTGGCTTAAGCGTCCCGGCCCCGGGCAGTTCCGGGGGGATGGCGAATGGCGTCGGATAGGGGACGACGCCGACGCCCTAGGCTTTTGGGAGCATTGCAAGGCGACCGGCTATCTCCCGACGCATGAAGGCGACGCGCCGCCCGACGAGTCCGACCAGTGACGGAGCCGACTTGGCCGGAGATGGCGCTAGCTGGAAAGCTCTTCGCAATCCTCGCCGAAGAACCGACCGCGTTTTTAGCAACGTCGGACGGCCCCCGGCTCGCGGCCCTAGAGATTAACAAGGGCGTTATTTTTGTAACGACGCGGGACGGCGACCGCTTCGAACTGGTCGTCCGCAAGGTCGAACCATGACCGGCCCGCGTTACTATCGGCTTCGCGCGGACCATAGCGTCGAACCGTTCCCGGTCCGGAGCGACGCCGACCTTATCGCTTGGTCGACCGAAGTTTTCGGCGGCGACCGCTTCGGCGACCGCTGCGTCGCTTCGACCGAAGTCGCCCCCGGCGTTTCGGTGTCGACCGTTTTTCTCGGCTTAGACCGTAGCTTCGGGCGGACCGGCCCGCCGCTGGTTTTCGAAACGATGGCTTTCGACGCCGACCGGCGCTACCAATGGCGTTGGTCGACTTGGGACGAAGCGGTCGTCGGTCACGAAGCCGCCTTGGCGATGCTCCGGGCGCGGCTTATGGCCCGCAACGCGCCGAGCCGCGACCCAATGCTTCCCGGTCGGATTAAGATACGGAACGCCGACAAGCGGAAGCCATAGGAGTCCGACCATGCCGTTAAAGGAAGTCCAGCGTTACGACCGCGAGCTTATCCGCGCTAACCCGGAATGGCTCTTCGTTTTCGGCGACAATCTCGGCGGCTCCGGCTTTGGCGGACAAGCCCGCGAAGCCCGGGGGGAGCCGAACGCGGTCGGCATTGTGACGAAGCGAGCGCCAAGCATGGCGGACTCCGCCTTCCTTTGCGACGGCGACCTAGCCTTAGCCCGCTATTACTGGCGACCGGCCTTCGACCGGCTTAACGCGCATCTCTTCGCCGGGGGCGTCGTCGTATGGCCCGCCGATGGAATCGGGACCGGTCTCGCGGACCTAGAGACCCGCGCCCCGGCGCTTTGGCGGGAGCTTCAATTATTCATCGCCGGAATGCGCTCCGTTGCCGAAGTAATGGACGCGCAAAAAAAGCCCTAGGACGCTCGCGAAAGCGTCCGGGCTATCTCGGGACCAAATTGTCGGGAAGTGCGCTAGGCGAGCGCCGGAGGCGGTCCTAGGCCAGCAAGAGAACCGCGACGACGATAACAAGCGTCGCCATCGCCAAGAGAATCGGAATCAGCGGGTCCGGCGACCGGTTCGCGTTACGCATGGCGGAATCCTAACAAGCGGGCGGCTCCGAAGGCGGAACCGGCGACCGCGATAACCAGCAAGCCAAAGACGACGAAGGGAAGGGCGACCGCGACCGGTTCCCGCCAGTCGCGCCGGTCGTTCATGCGGCCCGCTTCGCCATGCTCGGCGCGTCGGGCGGCGGCGGCGCGTCCGGGTCGGCGGGAAACGGAATCGGCGGCGGCGGCGGCGGCGGAATCATCGGCGGCAAGTTCGCGGGCTTCGGCTCCGGCGCGGACTTAAGGGCGGTCGTTGCAATCAAGCCGTGCGCCCGGACCCGGTCTAGCAAGGCGTTGAACTTGGCGACCAGCGCGTCGAACTCCGCCTTGGTCGGAGCCGCCGCCGCGTTCGCCGCGTTCGCAATCAAAGCGCCTTGTGCGCCGACGACTTTGACGCCGCCGACCATGAATCCCAAGCCCGCCGCCAAGTTCATGCCGAGCGCATTTATCCCGCCGTAAGGGACGCTCCCGGCTGTATCGTTAAACGTGAGTCCGTTGGTGAAGCGGAAGTTTAGTTGCTTGTTAACCGTGTAAAACGCGCCGTCGTCGACCATCGCTCCGCCCGAACCGCCCGCGCTCTTAAAGACGACAAAATTATAAAAGTTCGTCGCTTGCAATTGAAGGTAACAGTCGGCGGCGGTCATTCCCGCGTTGGGACCAAAGTTATAAGCTGCGCCTAGCGCGGTGATTCCGCCGTGAGCGACAAGCGCCCCGGCGCTATTAAAATAAGCCGCCTCCGCGCCGTTATAATTGAAGATATAAGCGCCGCCCTTAATGTTAAGCGAACAACCGTTATAGCCGCTAATCGTTAGGCTATCCGCGCCGTAAGCGGAGTCAAAGTTGATGCCGACATAATAGCTGCTGACGGGGTCGCCTTTAAGCCGGAGGTTCGGGTTCAATCCGTCCAAAGTTAAGTATGGAATCGTCCCCGCCGCGCCCTTGATTGTTAGCGCCGGGTTGCCGAGCGTGAGCGTCATTTGCGAGACGCCCGCGCCGTTAAACCAGTTAAAGCCGAAGTCGTTAATCGAATAGCGGTTGAAGCCGTCCGTTAAAAAATTGTGTTCGCCAACGGTGTTAAACGAAAGCCCGACGTTCGTTCCGGTTATCGAGCTAACGCCGACGACCGACGTAAAGCGAAGCTCGGCGGAGCCGGTCGGTCCCTTCAAGTGTGCAATCGGATTTGTCGCCGTAACGACTAGGTTCCCGGCGACGTCGAAACTTCCATCGGCGGGCGTCGCGCTTTCGACCGTGAGCGTCGCGCCGCCGCCGCCGACGACGACGTCGCCCTTATCGCCGTCCGTCAATCCGCCGACCGGAACGCCGCCGACCGTTATCGTCTTGCCAGCCGGGAGCGCCAAGCCCGCCGCGCTAAACGTCGCAAGGTCGACGAATTGCGATTGCAACGTCGCGCCGGTCGGAGCGGCGCTAATCGTAACGACGCCGCTATCGGCGCAAACAACGCGGGTCGCGAACGCCGTCCCGTTATGGCCTAGCTCTAGCCCCCAATTGTAACCGCCGCCTTCAAAGATGGTAACGGGCGGATTGCGGGCGGTCGTCGAAAAGAGCGGAATGGAATTCGACGTTAAGCCGTTCGTCGCTAGGACTTTCCCGGTAACGTCGAACGTGCCGTCCGCTGGCGTCGCGCTTTCGACCGTGAGCGTCGCGCCGCCGCCGCCGACGACGACGTCGCCCTTATCGCCGTCGCTTATGCCGGAGCCGAGCGATTGAATCTTCGCATAAACGGCGTTCTTAGTCGGGACTTGCATATTAGCCGACCAGCTTGGCCCGTAGGCTTCATGCGGGACCGTTAGACCGGTCGGCGTTAGCGTCGCCGTAATGCCATAACCAGCGGTATAGAAATTGAGCGACCCGCCGCTATTGAATAGCGCCCAATTCTCGCCGGTTGTCCGGGTGTAAACCCAAAGCGCCCCGTTCGCTCCGGACGTTATAATCTCGTTGCTCGCAACGATTCGACCAGCAACGTCGAACGTCCCGTCGGCGGGCGTTGCGGTTTCAACCGTGTAAACATTGCCGCCGCCCGAAACGACGACGTCGCCCTTATCGCCATCCGAGACGACGCCGCTATCGCCCTTGTCGCCTTTCGGTCCGGGAACGGTCGAAGCTGGTCCGACCGGTCCGACCGGACCAACGGGACCAACGGGTCCGGTCGGCCCCGGAACCGTCGACGCCGCGCCAGTGTCGCCCTTGTCGCCCTTGTCGCCCTTCGGCCCGGTTGGTCCGGGAACGGTCGAAGCCGCGCCGGTCGCGCCAGTGTCGCCCTTCGGTCCGACCGGCCCGACTGGTCCGACTGGTCCGACTGGTCCGGGAACGCCTTGCGGCCCGGTCGGTCCTATCGGCCCCCCGGACGGACCTTGCGCTCCGGAGACGTAAACCGGAATCGACGACTCTTCGATAACGACCGAAACGACCGTTTCGTCGGCGTAAGCGACGACGGCGTGGGAATCGATAACGACGGTCGCGTCGCTCATTGGGTGACTCCCGCGCGGACGATAAAGTCGCCGCCTAGATACTTGTCTTTAAGCCCCCCGGTCGGCGTCATTTGTAAATCCCAAGCGAAGGTCGCGTCGTCGCCGCGTTCGCCCGGATAGGGGAGTCCCTCCATTGTCGTTTCGTTGATTCGAAGCTGGAGTTGGGAGAGGACGACCGTATCGGTTAGCGTGTAACCGGGCGGGACTTCGGACAACCGGCCCGCCGCGATATGGTCGGCGACGGTCGACGTCGTAACGCCCAAGACGTTAAGCCCTTCGGCGTTCGCCGCCGCGTCGATAAGGCTAACCAGCGGAGCGCCGCCTAGGTCGGGCTTAAGCCGAACTTGGGCGAATGCGTGAGCGCCGGTTAAGTCCAGCGCGACGAACGAAAACGTCCGGACGCAAGCGACCCAACGGTCCGCGTTAATGTCGTATCGACCCGGGCTTATCATGCCGTCGCCTTCCCTAGTTTTCATTGGGCGGGTTAAGCCCGCCGCCCGGACCGCCAGTCCCGCCCGAACCGCCGCCAGTTCCGGAGCCGCCCGAACCGGGCGACGCGGCGGGCGTCGGGACGATAAGCAAGCAAACGAAGTGCCGATAAGGATTCGTCGACGAAGCGAAGTAAGCGTCGATTTGTCCGGCTCCGCCCGGGAGCCGCGCCCATTGATAAGCGACGACGCCGCCGACGCGCGGTTGATCGTCATACCAAATCGCTATCTTGTCGCCCGCCGCGATGGTCCCGGTCGGCGTTACGGTCGCGCCGGTTACGGCGACCGTCTTATCCGAATAAACGCGGCTGTGATTGCTGATCGTAACGACGCCCGCCGACGTTATCGAAAGCGTTAGCCCGGTCGTCGAACTGTTTAGGATAAGCGCCGTAATTTGCGTTTCGGTAAGCTCTAAAACGGTGGTCGTTTGGTCGCGCTCTTGCGGCGTCGTTATCGTCGGCGTCGGCGGCGCGGTCGACGTTTGTCCAAGCGCGAAGCTATGCTTTGCGTCGGTTTCGCTTTCCAAGCTGAAAAGGACGGCCCCGGTCGCCGGGTCGATTTGCCGACCCAAGATGATCGCCTTTTGATTTGCTAGGCCAAGCTCCGGGATATTCAGCGTTACGGCTTCGCCGACTTGGAAAACCATAAACGCCGGTTTGAGCGGCAAAACGACCGGCCCGAATTCGCGCCCGTTGGTTAGCTGGTAAGCCGCCAGTTGCGCCCCTTGATTCACTTGCTGGACAAGATCGAACTGGACTTCGGTCGTCTTAACTTCGCCGTCCTCGGTAACGTAAACCGACGACGAGACTTCCGGGAGTTGGGTATATTCCCAACGCTGATTCTCCAGCCGGACGCGGGGGACGACCGTATTTATTTTGTCGCGCCAAGACTTCATCGCTTGGACCGAAAGTTCGCCGTCCGCCAAGTCCGGCAAGCCAATGGTTACGACCGACGTTCGCGGCGCGGAGATTTTAACGCCGAGCTTGCCGCCGCCCCAAGTCGGCTCCGCGCCCGCCGCTTGCAAAATCCGCTTTAGGTTGTCCCATTTGGACGACCCGGGCGCTTCGTAAATCTGGCCTCCGGCTTTCCAGCCGTTCGCGTCGCAAATGTTGGCAAGCTCGACGAACTGGTCGACTTCAATCTCCGCGAAGTCGAAGCCGCAACCCAAGAGCTTAACGGGCGGATTCAATGCCGCGCCCGCCGCCGTCTTTTCGATGAACCGGCCCCGCGCATAATTGAGCGCGGCAATCGCTGGATTCTCGCCGGACGGCGTCGCCCCGGTTCCGAAAAGGAACGTCGCTTCGTCGCTCCAGCGGCAAGCCCCGGAGCCGCCCGGATAGGTGCTATCGAAGCGCGGGTCGTAAACCCGGACCGCCTTAAAGACGACGCCCCAAGCGGGAATGCCGGAGCTATACTTTTCGCCCTCCTTATCGAACTTCGCGGTTATCCGATAAGCGGCGTAACCCGATAGCTTATAGCTGGCGTCCCATTCGCGAAGCGCGGCGCGTCCCGGGTAGTTCGTAAACGCGGCCTCCGGACGGTTTCCGGGCTTAACTTCAAGGAACATATAATCGGAGTAATAGCCGACCGCGTCGCCGCCGCCGACGTTCGAAGCCGAAGGCGCAAAGTTAATCGGCGAATAATCGGCCAAAAACGTTTCGAAGGCTTCAATCGGACCAGCCGCCGAGACGACCATAATTTGCGAGCGGTCGCGGCGGTCGCCGCCGTTACTGTTATCGTAAACTTGAAAGCCGCCGACATAGGTTCGCCCGATGGCGTAAGGAATCGGCAAGTTCCGCCCAATGACAACGGAGTTTAACGACCCTTGCATATCCGGAGGCTTCGCCGTCGCGGCGGAGATTGCGCCCGCGACGGCGGAGACCGCGCTTAGAATCGCGCCGATGCCGATAAGGACCGGATTCCCGGTAACGACGCCGACGATAGTAACTATCGTTCCGACTATCGCGGCGACTTGCGAAACAATCTTGGCGGCTTTCGACAAAGCTAAACCCTCCAAGCCGCAAGGAAAGGCGCGGCGACGGTCGGTCGGATGATGGCGAGACAATCGGCGTCGGGATGCCAGCCAAGCCATTTGCGCCCGACTGAAATAACGACGGTCCCGGCCCGCCATGCGGGAGCGCCCTTTTCGGATTGAACCAAGGCGATATCGCCGGGGAGCATGAAGGCGGGCGCAATGCGCGGGAGCAAGCTATCGAAGAGCGTTTCCAGATCGTCGAAGCCGAGCGCCTTAAGCGCCTTGGTTACGCCAGCCGGAGACGAATAGGGCGGCGGCTCCGGCAAGCTCTTGTGTCCCATCTTGGCGAGATGAAAGGCGACAAGCTGGACGCAATCGGCGTCGCCGAGCGCGAACGCCTTTCCCTTGAAGGCGTCCATCGTCGCGGCTAACGCCCGCTGGCGACGAACCAAGTCGGGAACGCGGCTCCGTTGCTGGCGCGGCTTCCGCGCCTTTGGCTTATGCGGTTTGGCCATTGGCGAGCCGCCCGAAGAGTCCGCCGTTGCCGCCGTTAGTCGTCCCGCGAGCCGGTCCGTTGACTCCCCAAGGGACTTGAATCCCGCTCCCGGTGCAATGGTCGAAACCCTTTTCTCCGGGCCAAGCCTCTTGATGGAAACGGGTCGAAAGGACGTTCCCTTCCTTGACTAAAAACAAGCGTTCGGAGGCGGCGACGAATTCGACGTCGACGGCTCGCGACGACGGCCCGACGCGGAGCGTCATAAAGTCGACCATTCCCCAAAATAGAAGTTCGGGAGTCCCGACGACCGCGCCCGTTTGGCGGTCGACTTCCGCCATCCAAAACTTAATCGGACGGCCTTGGGCGTTGGACTGGAAAAGGTCCGTCGCGTCGGCGGTCGACCGGGGAAGTAATGTCATTCGCGCCCCGGGCGCTTCGTCGGTTAATCCTTCCGAGATGCTTTCGACGGACTCGATTGTGCCGAACGCGACGTCGTTCGAAGTGAACGCGCCGACGCCCGACCAGTTAACGAAGCCGCCATCGCAAAGCCGGACGGTCCGGCTTGCTAATTGCATCTCGACCAGTCCGGCCAGCAAGAGGACGGGGGCGGTTAGCGCCATCGCCGCGCCTATTCCATCTCGGCTAGTTCGAAGCCCATGCCGACGAAGTTCGCTAGCGCCATCTCCCAAGCGAACTCTTGGCCTTGGATGAAGCCTTCGACCATTGGCTTGCCGAACCAGCAAACGGCGTCGACGGGCGGAGAAACCCGAAGCATCGGCTCGATTGGGAGCGTCGCCGTCCCGGTCGCCGACGCGATGGTCTCCGCCGTTACCATGTAAAGAAAATGTCGCCCGGTAACGACGACGCTAAAGAACTGGCCTTCGCGAAAAATATAGTTCGGCGTTGCCGCTTTGACGGGAAGCGACCGGCCCGCCGCGCCCGCGCTGGCGACCTTGATATCGCCCGGGTTTCCCGGGTCGAAGCCTTGGAGCGGCCAAGCCATTCGCGCCCCCTCTTGCTTCCCCCGGATTAGCCGCGCGACCCATTGGCGACCCAACTTCGGGTTAAGCATCGGCGGCATTGTAACGGCGATTTTGAACCGGCTTCCCATGCGTTCGACGCGCTGGACCGGACCGCCGAGCGACGGCGTTAGGAACGCGCCGAAGTCGACCAGCGCGGGCGCGGCGTTTGCCGGGGAAGGATAGTCGGGAAGGTCGATCATTTAAGCCGCCAAAAGGTTACGCCGCGCCCGACGATTGGCGCGGACTTCGGAGCCGGTGACTCCAATGATTGCCGCTTGTCCCGCCATCGGCGCGGCGACGTTCGCGGCGCGATGATCGACGACGACGTCGAAGTAAGGCGACGGGACGACGACCAGCCGTTGCGCTTGGCCTTCCTTGCCGGTCGGATGGATGAACCCGCGCCGCTTGGGCGAAAACCATTCCGGGCCGTTTTCGCCGACGCCGTAAGTCTTGCCGGGAACGACTGGTCCGCCGCGAGCGCGGAAGCCGCCGAAGCCGTTGGTCGCGCCGGAGGTTGTCGCGGACGCGCCGCCGCCGCCAATCATGCCGACCTTTGAGAGCGTTTGGACAAGGCTAAGGACGACGTCCAAGAGCTTTTGAATCCCGCCAAGGATATCGCCCGACTTGAAGGCGTCGACCATGCCTTTCATGGACTCGATTGCGCTGGTCGCGAAGCTCCCCCAAGCGTCCGCCATCTCTTGAGTCTTGTTCTTGTTAATCTCGGCGATTTTTCCCATCGAAACTTCGGTCGAATGTTCGATGGCTTGTTCGTCGCGCCAAGCGTTGCCGCCTTGTTCGTAAACGTCGAAGCCGGTCGGCAAGTCCATCGGGACGTCGGTAAGATCGGACGTTAGCGCCTTGTCGCGTTCGTCGTTTAGCGCCTTGATCGCTTCCGCCAGCTTGTCCGCGCCGTCCGACGTTTTGCCGTATTGCGCGGTTAGGTCGGCCAAGTCTTTTTCGTATTGCGCGAGTCCAGCTTGGGCGGGAAGAATCCGGTCGGTTATCGCCTTAACGCGGTTCGCCAGTTCCTTCGCGGCGTCGACTGTTTTCGTGTGTGCCGTCTTGGTCTTTTTGCTCCCGGTCCCGCCGCCGCTTAAATCCGGGATAACCGGCGACGGCGTCCCGGTCGCGCCGAGCATTTGCGCCCCAAGGTCTTGAGCCGACCCGGCGATATTGCTTAACAGTCCGGCCTTAGTAACTTTCCCCGCGCCCTTGCCGCTTCCCGACGCCAGCCAACCCATCGCGGCGATTAACGCCCCTAGAATCGGGTGCGCCTTTTTCGCCGCGTCGATTAGCGGCCCGCCGATATAATCGGCAATCGCGGCGATGGTCCCGGTTACGGCGTCCTTCAACTTCGGGAACGCTTCGAACGCTTCATAAAGCGCCCAAGCCGCCGCCGTCGCCAAGGCAATCGGACCTAGCGCGACATTAAGCGCCGCGCCCAACGCATAAGCGCCGGTTGCCGCCGCGCCTTCGCCAACGGAGACGGCGGTTAAGCCCGCCGCGAAAAGCGTTAGAACCCGGAACCCGGACGCGATTTTGATAATGTTGCCGAACAAGTAAAGGACCGGCCCGGTAAGCGCGACCATAAGGCCAAGCGTTACGATTATGTCCTTCGCCGGTCCGTTTAGATTCGTGAACGCGGTCGTTACGCTGGTTAGGTTGTCCGCCGTCGCTTTGAGATACGGCAAGAGCGCCGTTCCAAATTGTTCGCCGAGATTCTTAATCGCGTCGGAAAGCTGGTTATACGGGTCGGAGTTTTGCGCGGCTAAAGCGGCGTCGTGCGTCTTGCTGGCGAGCAAGCCCAAGATGGTCGATTGAATCTTCGCGGCGTCGCCGGTCGCGACCATTTGCGCGACGACCTTTTTTTGCGCGTCGGTTAGCGTAATGCCGACGTCCTTAAGCGCCTTCATTCCCTTAACCGGGTCTTGCAACGCCTTGCCGACCGCAATCGACGCCGCCGACAAATCCTTCCCGGTCGCCGCCGCCAGATCGACGGCGGCTTGCTGCGCGGCTTGGAAGTTTTCGGGAAGGATTTTTCCGAAGCGAAGCAAGTTCGCGGTGACGTCGCTTAGGATTTGGTCGGCTTCGTAAAGGCTCTTCGCTTCGAAGGCGTCGGCGGCGGCTTTCAATTGCGGCGCGGTTTGCTTGGCGACCGCGCCGGTTTGCGCGAGCGCGTTTTTCACCTTGGACAAGGCGACTTCGGTTTCCCGGGCTTCCTTGATTCCCATCGCCGCGAACGCGACCAACGGCGCGGTTAAAGAGATGGACATAGACTTGCCAAGGTCCGCCATCGAAGCGCCGAACTTTTTGAACTTGCTGGACAGTTTCGCAAGCTCGCGGTCGGCTTCGCTCATTCCCTTTTTGAAAGAGATGGTATCGAAGCCAAGGACGAACTTAAGGAAGCCTAGCGTTGCTCCGGCCATAGTCTTTTCGTTCCTTTGCGGGGATTTTGCGGACGGCGACCGCGAGTCCGGTTTGCGCCATGCGAGAGAACATTGCGGCGACCGCGCTAGGCGGCGGCTTGGCGGCGCGTTTTTGCGTTAGGTAATGCTCGGCGGGACGGAGCCGCTTGGTCCGGGCGAAGCCTTCGGTCGTATGCGCCAGCAAAACCAAACGCTCGGCTTCGAACTTGCCGCGCCCGCGCATGATCGGCCCGAACGTCCGGGGAGTTTGCCGGAAAAACGAGTCCGGTTCTAAGCCGCTTTCGCACCATGCCGCGAAGAGCGCGTCGAAGTCCCAAGGGGCGGCTTGCGACCCTTCGCCGCCGCCCCGTTCGGAGGGTTTGGCGAACGCCGTTCCGCCATCTCTTGCATGGCGCGACCCAAGGCTTCGGAGATGGCTTCGCCGTCGACCATTAAAAGGTCGCCAGCCTCCGCTAAACTGACGTCGGGATGATGATAGCGAAGCGCCCCGTAAAGCATGGCGCGGGCCGTCTTAAGCCGCGCTCCGCCCCCGGCCAGTTCCTTCATCATCTCTTGAGTCCCGACGCCCGCCGCTTCCTCCGCTTCGACCAGTGCGCCGAAGTCGAAACGAAGGGTAAGCTCGCGGTCGTCCGAAAGGCAAAGCATGGCTTCGCCGTAAATGCGGTTTGCCATAGCTTAGACCTTTGCGCTTCCTTCCTTGGCGGCTTTCGCCAGCGACGCGGCGCTTGTGCCGGTGTGCGCGGCTTCGGTCGGGAGGCCCGTTACCTTGCAAGTAAGAGTCGCCTCCATCGCGTCGTCGACGTTAACGTCGCCTCGGTCGTAACCGACGACGATACAGTCGCCTTCGACGTCCCAAACGGGAACCCCGCGCTCCGGGATAACCGCCTTGAACTTGCGGTTATCGCCAGCGTTCAAAGCCTCGGCGATTAGCTGGTCCGTGTCGCTCCCGGCGCGGAAGTTAAGGACGACTTCGAATTCGCCGGACTCGATCATCCCGGGCGCATATTCGCGACGCCGTCCCGGGCTTTTCAAATGCGACGTTTCGACTTGTTCGACTTCGTCTTGGGGAAGCGTGAAGCTCTTAACTTGGACAAGCTCCGTAAGCGTTCCGGGCGCTCCGGAAACGCCAGTGTCGGCAAGCCAAAACTCGCCGCCCCAGCCGATTCCGGCCAGTTGCGTATCGACCATTTTAGGATTCCTTTTGTCTTGGGCGGCGGTTCGGTTTGAGACTTGCTAAGTCCGCGACCGCCGAGCGGACGAAGTTGGGTTAAGCGCGGAGACGACGCCGGTTCGGGTCGGGTCGCGGAGCCTTGGAACGGCGAACGCTGGTCGCCTTGCGGGCGGCTCCATCGGGACCGCTAATCGCTGGCAAATCCGCCAGCGGTTGCGGCGGATAAATGGTTAGCGATTCAACCGTCGCGACGGCGTCGCCCATCGTTTGGAAAGCGCCAATATAAAACGCGCCGGGGGGAATGCTGGTCGGATGCCAAGGGTCGGTTATGCTGGTCGTCGGGTTGCCGTCGACCGACATTGCGAGACCGTCTTTTAAGATGCTGGCGACGATAGAAAACAACGTCCCGGAAGCAATCGGCGTTCGGGTTTCTAGGTCGTAATCGTAACCGATAGGGTCTTGGTCGTAATCGTAAACGAAAAGCGCGTTAGTGCCGTCCGTGTCGTTATAAAATGAGACGTTGATATACTCGCCTAAGCCGGTTGCTTCCTTATGCTCGACCGCAAAAGAAACGCCGCCGCCGATGCCGGTCGGTCCGCCCGAAGTGAACTTGGCCCGCGCCTTCGCCGTGTAACCATTGGCAAGCATCGCCGCCGATAATGCCGGACTCGGATAAGCGCGATTTGAGTCCGTGCCGCCCGCCGCAATTGCCAGCGTCCAGCCGACGCCGGGAACGACGTTCGGCAACGGGTCGGCGAACAAGTCGTCGAAGGCGCAAGCGACGCCGTCCAGTTCGTAAACGCCCGCCTTGAAGTCGGCGACCGCCAGCGGGACCAGCGGCGGCGGCGGCGCGGCGACGGAGCGGTAACGGATAACCAAGTCGACGACGGCGCGATGGACGAAGCGGGTTTCCTCTTGGCCCCCAAGGTCGCGGGGACCGTCGACCGAACCGCGCCAAAAGACGACGCTGGAGCCGTCCGCGTCGTCGACTTCGGCGACGTCGATAAGCGCGGCGACGGCGGCTTCCGCCAGTTGCCGCGAAAGCGAATAACGCTCGGCTTGCGCGGCGACTTGGACGGTCGCTTCGAAGGCGTCGTCGAAGCCCTTTAGGTGTTGCGTCCGCTCTTCGCTGATAATCTGGACGACCAGCGCCGGGAGCGGGGAGCCTTGCGGGCGGACCAGCCAATAAACGCGGTCGTCGACCAGCGCGGTAACGTTCGGGTCCGCCTCCAGTCGGGCGATGATGGCGGGTCCAAGCATCATCCGGCGACGGCTTTCGATTTGCGGGCGGCTTTCTCGGCGGCTTTGTCGACTTCGCGGACAAGCTCCGTTTCGAAGGCGGCTTGCGCGGCGGGAGTCATGGCTTGGATGGCGGGCCGGAACCAAGGTTGCGCGGACATTTTGGTCGTTCCGTATTCGGTCGGAACCGCCGCAGGGTCGACGAACAAAATCGCGACCCGGGCTAGCGCCATATTTTGCCGACCGGTTCCCCGGACGATTTGAAACGAAGCCTTTAGACTTCCCGGCGTCGGGTCGTCGGGACGGGTTGAAACCGGCGCGTTCGATTGCGCCCGCGCTCCGATGATATGCGCCGGGATTAAGAGCGCCCGCCGACCGACCGAACGTTGGACCGACTTCGTAAACTCGGCGATGGCTTCGCGGGTCTCTTGCATCCCGACCAGTTCGGAACGGACCCGCGCCACTTAGGCGGCTTCCGCGCTCGCGACCCGGGCGATTGCCGCGACTTGCAAAAGCTGGCGGCGGTTAATCTCTTCGACCGATTTAACGTCGTAAACCAGCCCGTCGTATTCGATGGAACTGGTCGGCTTAACCAGTCCCGCCCGCCAGCGGAAAAAGAACCGCAAGGGCGCAAGCGCCAAGTTTTCCGACGACTGGAAACGCTCCGTCCCGGGCGCGGTCCGGATTGCCGCCCATGCTTCGACGCGGGTCGGCTCCGGGCCGGTCGCTTCGTTCCATTCGTCGGTCGTCGTCGGGTCGACCGGAGTCACGATAACGACCTTCCGGTCGAAGTTGCCGGTCGCCATCATGGCGCGACGAACTTCATATAAAATAGGCAATTGGTCGCGCTGGTTATGGCGTCGTCGGGATAGGCAAAGCCCGCCGAATATTCGCCTTCGATAAGTGCCAGCATCGCGCCGATTAAGCGGGCGTCCTCCGTCCCGGGTTCGACGCCCGCCGTATAGGTGACAACGAACGGGCCGGACGCGGACGGCCAAGAGCCTTCAAGTTTGGTCGACGGCGGCGTCGCGCTCGGCGTGAAGTCTTGGGACGCGCCGTCGCCGTCCGGATAGGTGCAACCGTCGACCGTGATTAGCGGCCCCCGGGACAAGCGAAGGACGCCGCCGCGTGGCGACCGGACTTCGGAAAACGACCGCTTAATCAGCGCGAGTCCGGTATGCTCTTCGACCCATAGCCGGGAGCGCGGAATCATCGCCGAGATTTTGGCGTCCTCCGCGTCGTCCAAGACGCGGAGATATTCCTTAACCGTGTCCAGATCGACCGGCTCGACTAGGGGCGGCGGCGACGCCATCGGGTTAGCGCCGTCCGCGCTTGTCGGCTGGCATTTGCGTCGGCTTGGGTTTGCCGTCGCTGGAGCGGCCTTCGCCGCCGAGCGGCGGTTCGGGCGGCTTGCCGCCTAGCGGCGGCTCTTCCGGTTCGGGAAGCCCGGTGTCGACCTTGGGACCGTCGTAAGCGGCGACCGCGTCGGCGATGGCTTCGCCTTTCAAGCGCAACTCTTCGAAGTGGATAACGAAGGGTTCGGCTTTCTCTTCGATGCCGTAATCCGGGACGCCTTCCGCCGCCTCCATCTCCGCTTGCATCTCCTCTTGCATGATATGGACGACGCCGTCCGGTCCCGGCTCCGGGGGTTTTTCCTCGGAGCGGGCGGCGGCGCGACCGTCCTTATTTTCGGGGGCGCTCTTAATCATCGGACGGGCCTTCCGGTTCGGGTTGCTGGTCGTCGGCGGCGGCGTCGGCGTCGTCCTCCGGCGTGTCGCCTTCGGTCGGGTCGTCGTCGTCGGGGACGGGCGGTTCGGGCGGTTGTGTGGCGTCGATCATCGGGGAGTCCTCCGGGTTGGAAAGGTTGGGGGGATTGCTGCGCTCGGCTCCCCCCGGGCCGTTATTACCCGCCTCGCGACGGGTGCTTCGGACTAGGTCGCAAGCGCCGTGATCGTGTCGCTAAAGTCGCCCTTAACGAACGCGGCGGGACGATAGACCGCCAGCGCCAACCGCTCTTCCGCGAGCAAGGTAACAAGGTTCTTGCGGAAGTTGTCGGAGTCCTCCGTCGACAATTCGACGGTCGCGTTTTGGCGGTCGAAGATTTGCGCTCCGGCCTTGAACGCGCCGACAAGGAACTTATCCAAAATCATCGCTTGCGTTGCGACAACCGGAAGCCCCCAAACGCGGGCGGCGGCTTCGCTCTTCGGGTCGCCGATAATGTAGCGGCCCGTCGAATCCTTAAGCATCTCAATCGACGCCCAATCGGTCGGATGGAGAACGATTCCGGTCGCCGGATATTCGGCAAGCGAAGCGGTAAGCATGGCGAAGCGCAAGACGTCCAACTTCGTCGCCGCCGCCATAAGCCCCGGGTCGCCGATGGCGGTCGCTTGGGTGTAAATCCCGTTAAGGTTTACGCCCGTCCCGTCGCCGTGAAGCAACTGGAGTTCTTCGGCATATTGGAGACCGTAACGAAGCCGCCCGTCGATATACGACTGGAGCATCGGGACGTCGTCCAAGATTTGCCGGGTCGCGAGAACCCAATGCGCGATTGTCGTAACCGGCGACGTCTTAAGGTCGAACTTAAGATCGCTTTGCGGCTTCAAGGTGCCGTCCTCGGCGACCGTTCCCGCCGCGTTCGTGTAACCAGTCTCTTGCGGATACTGGATAGACGACGACGACGTCCGGCCCGGAGTCAGCAAGTCGCGAACGGTAAGGTTGCGAACTGGCGGGACCAGCAACGCCCCACGGTCCGGGACGACCAAGTCGCCAGCCGCGCCCATAACGTCGGCGGTTCCGCCGCCGATGATGGCCTTAACGTCGACGCTAACCGACTTGCCGCCCGAAGGACTGGCAAGGAACGACTTAACGGCTTCGTCCTCGATGAACCGATAACCCGGAGTCCGGGGAGTCTTCGGTTCGTCGGAGCCGCGTTCGCCCGCCGCCTTTTGCTCCAGTTCGGTAAGCCGCGCCTTGGCTTCGTTAAGCCCGGTAAGGGCTTCGTCCGCCTTGGCCTTTTCGGCTTCCGTCATGGTCTCGGCGGCGGTCGCCTTGGCGACGGCGTCGGTCGCAATCGCTTTGACTTCGTCGAACCGCTTTTCGAAGTCCGCCCGGACTTCCTTGGCAAGATCGGCGGCGGACTTTTCGCCGCCGTCGGTCGGATGGTCCGGACCGCGCAAATAGCGACCGGCGCGGCGCTCGGCGGGAGTCATTGCGCCAAGCGTTAAGGCAAGCGGAGACGTTCCCCGCGAGAGGGTGTTTTTCATCTCAAGAGTCCTTGTTTGTGAAGCGGGCGTTAGCCCTTAAGCGCCGACCAAAAATCGGCGGACGGGTTGTTCGCCCCGGACTCCCTCCGGAGCAAATCGGCCAAGCCCTTCGACGCGACGCCTTTGGCTTGGCTGTTCGAAAACCCTAACTCCCTTAGGGTCTCTTCGAATTCGCGGAGCGACGGCAACCCGCCGCCCGCTAAATGGCTTTTCACAGTGTCGACCGACGCTCGCGGTTGCGCCGGGAAGTTGACTGGCGAGACTTCCCAAAGGTCGACTTGCTTCAAGATGCGGACGCCCGGGCGCTTCGGGTCGGTCTCCGAATCCTTGGACTCGTAACCGATGCTTAAGCCCTTCATCGCCTTGCGCTTAAGCGCCCGGTAAACCCGCGCCCCCATCGGGTCGGCTAGGTCGATATCGCCCTTAACCCAAAGCCCTTTCCCGTCCTCGGCAAGTTCGGTCCAATTGCCAATCGGCGGGTTAAAGGACTCGTGTCCCCAAAGCATTAGCGGCGACGTCCCGGCGCGACGGTGCGCGGCAAGGCTTTCGGCGAAGGCTCCCGGCGCGATAACGTCGCCGTAAGCATCGGGAGCGCCGCCGAACGTCGACGCATAGCCTTCGATTGTGCCGGTCTCGGCGTCGCCGTCGACCGCCTTTAGTTCGAACGTGAAGTCCCTACGCGCTAGCTTCATCGGTTGAATCCTCTTCGCTGGCGGGCGGCGGCGTTTCGGTCGTTGCCGAGCCGGAGCCGTCGACAGGTTGGTTTTGCATTTGAACGCGGGCGATATCGCCGCCGTCGACGGGCGGGAGATTCTCCCAAGCCCGGACTTCGTTAATCGTATAATATCCGTTTTGAATCCCGGACTGGTAGGAGTCCGCTCGGCTCTTGCTATCGCCGCGAAGCAAGCCGTCGATATTGAATTCGATGGTAAGCCCGGACTGTTTTTCGACCGCCGTTAAAAGCTGTTTTTCCAGCGCCATCTCTATCCGCTTCAAGCGGCGGCGGAGCGTGAACTTTTGAAAGCCTAGGGTTTGCTGTTCTAGCCCGGTTCCCCAACTGGTCGACTTTTGAGTGTGTCCAATCATAAACGGCGGGACGCCGAAAAAGCGGCAAATCTCTTCGACGCCGTAAGCCCGGGATTCGAGCATTTGGGCGTCCTCGGGATTCATCGAAATCGGTTGCCACTTCATCCCGTGATTTAGGATTAAAGGACGGCCCGCGTTCATCGCCCCGGCGTATTTTTCGTTTAGCGTCTCGTCGACTTCGTCCATCTGAATTTTAGTCAAAGGATGCTCGGAAACGAACGCGCCGTTAGTCCGGATGCCGTTTCCGAACGTCGCTTGGCTGGCGGCGTTGGTCGTCATTGCCGCCGCGATGGTCGACCGCGCAAACGTGAGCGTCGAAAGCCCGCCCAATGGGTTGCCGCCGAAGCCCCGGATATGAAGCATTCGGCTTTGCGGAATCACGCGCTCCGAACCGTCGATATTGCGGACCCGGTATTCCAGCGGTCCGGCCTTGGTCCGGGTGACGTCGACCAGTTCGGGCGCAAGCGGAACGCCGAGCGCGACCGGGCGTCCGTCGCTGGTCCGCGTAATCTCGGCGTAACCGTTGCCGCGAAGCTCGATTGTCGCGGCGACAAAGTCCCAAAAGTCTAAAGCGGTTTGGTCGACGTTCGGGCTATCGTGGAGCAAATAATATAACGGATGATCGGAGGCGACGACGCGCTTCCCGTCCTTCCCGCGATAGACCATTAGCGGAAGGCTCGCGATGGTCCCGGACAAGAGATTCACGCAAGCCCAAACGGCGGACAAGGTAAGCGCGGCGGCGGTCCCGATGGCGAACCGGTCGGCAAACTCGGCGACCGTTACTTGGTTCATCCGGAAGTTGTTTCCGTCCTCGCGGCTAATGGCGACGCCGGTTGCTGGTCCGGCGAACTGGCCTAGCCCGCCGTCCTGTCCAATCGGGATAATCGTTTTCCCGGACGACGGGAGCCGGACCAGCGCGTCGACGACGGTCCGGACATACGCCGCCAAGCTCGGCGGACGGGCGGGAAGGGCGGCGCTCATACGGCGACCGCCCGGACCCATTCGTCCAGATCGACCCTAGGTTCGACCGTTTCGCCGACCGGAGCAACGCCGAACGCCATTGTTAGCGCGACGAGTCCGTCGATGCGTCCGGCGCTTTTCGCCTTGTTCAATTTGCGTCCTCCAGCCGGGTCCGTCGTAACGACCGCGTTCGCGGCGCACATCGCTAGGACCGGGTGATTCCCATGCCGCGCCTTGCCTTGGAGTAGGACCGACTCTTCGTCGCGAAGGGCGGGCGAAAAGCTCCGGAAGCCTTGTCCAAACTCGACGAAAAGTTCGTCCAAACGGGCGTCGGTAAATCCCGCCTTCAAGAGCCAAGGGCGAAGGAACTTCATCGCCCAACGGTCGAAGGCGCAACGTTTCCAGTTATGCGACTGGTCGAACGCGAAAAGCTGCGCGGCGACCCATTCGTATTCCACTGATAGCCCGGGCGTCGTCGCCAGATATCCGGCCTCGTGCCAAAGATCGTAAGGGACGCGGTCGGCGCGGGCTTTCTCTTTTAGGTTCGCGCCCGGGAGCCAAAAGGTCGACTTGACGTCCCAACGGTCCGGCTCCGTTTGTGCAATCGCAACGTGCGCCGTTAGGTCGTTCGTCGACGCCAAGTCCAAGCCCGAATAGACTTCGGCGGTCCCCCAATCGGCGGCGGGTTCGTCGCCGTTTTTGAGCCAAACCGACTTCGAAACAAACGGCGTCGATTTGTCGACTCGCTGGTTCAAAGTGTAGTTACGAAAAAGCGGCTCTTGCGACGGCAACGCCTTCGCGTTCGACGCTTGCCGCTTAACTTCGTTGGGATTCAGAAAGTCGCCGTAAGCCGGGTTCGCTTGGCGGATTGCCTTAACCGAAAACGGGTCGACCTTGTCGTCGGCACAATAGAGCGAAACGACGAACGTCGGGTCGGCGGCGGTTAGCGCGTAATCAATCAAGATCGACAATAGGTCGCCATCGGTCGGCGCTTGCGTCGATATGATGATCGACAACGGGCGTTCGTGCGCCCCCATCGCGTTTTCGATTGCCGAGTAAAGTTCCGAGACCGGCCCCCGGACTTGGCCTAGTTCGTCGTGAACCGCGAACGGCGGGCTTAAGCCTTGGGCGGTCGACGTCTCCGAACTAAGCGCCCGGTAAAGCGTCCCAAGCTCGGAACAATAAAGCTCTTTGCGGGTCTCGCGGACGGTTACGACCGCCCGCAAATCGGGCGACTGGCGGACGACCTTTGCCGCCAGTCCGAACAAGATCGCCGCTTGGTCCCGGCTTTGCGCGGTCGACGGGATGCCGGAGTTTCGAACCGCCTCCGGCCCGCATAAATGCAAGAGCAAGAGGAACGCCGCGAGCGACGTTTTCCCGTTCTTTTTGCCGAAGCTGATAATCGCGGTCCGCGTCCCGGACGGGTTGTCGTAAATCTTTTTAAGGTCGCGCTTTTGCCAGCTTCGAAGTTCAACCGGCTTGCCGATATCCTTGCCTTCCGGGACGACGCAATAACGCTCTATCCAAGCGATATTACGGTCGCCCCGCGTCGGAGCCTTCGGCGGGTTAAGTGGACTCCTGGCCTTCGTCTTGGCCCTTACGCTTCCCACGGCCTTGCGCCCTTGGCGACCTTGCGTCCGGCGACCGCCGCCGCGTCCTTTTCATAACGCGACTGATTGGTAAGCCGGAGCTTCATTGCCAAGGTTACGGCGGCGCGGACTTCGACGTCCCGCCCCCGGCATATCGACCGGAAGCGGTTAAGCCCGTCCTCCGTCTTAAGCCATTCCGCGTCGAACGACTGGACTAGCCCGGAGTAGGTCGCGACCGTTTCCCGGGCGCGGCAATAATCGGCCAAGAGAGTCCGCGTCGCCGCCGTCCCGAAAAGTTCGGTCGGCTCCGTCTCGACAACGCTCCGCCAGATTGCCGCTTGCGCTTCCGTTAGATCGGCGGGCGGCGGCGGACGACCGGTCGCAAAGTCGCCGGTTATGACAGTCAGTCCCGCCTTTTTGGCGGCGCGGAGCGGAGTCGCCTTGGCGGGCGTTTTGGGACGGCGCGGCATTGGCAAAAACTCCGAAGTCCGTCCGGACCAAAAGAGGGGATTCGACTCAAAGGTGG